TCCTAACTACGTTTTTACGCCAAACCCTGGTGCAAGCGTACAGATTCTTGCTTACTACCAAAAGACATTTCCGTTTTTGTTTAGCCCAACTACAGACACATTGAATCCTATCATTCAAAACAACGTGGTTTTGGCAACCTTTCCTGAAGGCTACCTTTATGGTACTTTAGAGTCTTATTACGACAAGAATAAGAATACTTCTGAAGCTGAAAAATGGAGAGCACGTTTTGATGAGGCTTACGGTCTGATTGAGGATCAAAACTTTAAAGACAAATGGCGTGGTGGGGATCAACATCTTACATCAGAGTTTCAGCCTAGAGACTATCGTTACAGTTTTAGATAAGGACCTATCATGGCAACAGTTGGTTTATATGGAAGTTCTTACCCATACGGTGGTACTTACTTTGAATGGTTTATTTTTCAGCAATCAGCAACTGCTCCTGCTACGCCCACGGGTGGGTCATGGAACTTTATTACAAATGTAGGAACAACACCTACAGGATGGACTACGGTTCCTCCTTCTAGCCCTACACAAATTGTTTGGGCATCTATTGCTATCGTTAGTTCATTGACTGGTTCTACAATTAGTTGGAGCACCCCTGCCGCTTGGGTCCAATTGGGTCCACGAGGTGTAAGTGGATATTCAGGATATTCAGGATATTCAGGTGCATCAGGTGTTAGCGGATATTCAGGTGCAAGTGGTTATTCTGGTAGCGGTATTTCAGGTTACAGCGGTTATTCAGGATCAGGTACATCTGGGTATAGTGGTTATTCTGGCATTGGTACTTCAGGTTATTCTGGTTTATCAGGATTTAGCGGTATAAGCGGATATTCTGGATATAGTGGTTCTGGTATATCGGGTTATAGTGGATCAGGTACTTCAGGTTATTCGGGTTATTCTGGAAGTGGTGTATCGGGTTATTCTGGATACTCTGGTTTCTCGGGAATTGGAACATCTGGTTATTCAGGAATATCTGGATATAGTGGAATTAGTGGATATTCTGGATCTGGCATAAGTGGTTATTCGGGTTTCTCAGGATATAGCGGTGCTCCAGGTTCTGGTGCGGGTACGGTAACTTCTGTGGCCATGACAGTACCGTCATTTATGTCGGTAACTGGTTCTCCAGTAACTTCTAGCGGAACATTTGCGGTTAGTGCTACAACAACTGGTGCTAACTCTATTGTTCTTAGAGATACAAATCAAAACATTGCTGCTAACTCTATAACTGAAGGGTTTTCTAGCGTTGCTGCTGCGGGCACAACAACCACTCTTGTTGTAGGATCTGCTCCTAATTATGTAGTTACAGGATCTGGTGGGCAAACCTATAAATTACCTGATGCGACTACTTTAGCCAATGGTGTAAATTACACATTTAACAACAACCAAAGTTCTGGAACTATTGTTGTTCAAAACAATGCTACAACTACGATTGCCACAATTCAATCTGGTGGATTTGTAGAAATTATTTTGTTATCCAATGCCACTTCTGCTGGTTCTTGGGATGTACACACTTTTGCACCATCTAATGTTTCTTGGTCAACCAATACATTTGATTACCCAGGGTCAATTACATCTGCAACATGGAATGGGACTGCTGTAGCAATTAACCGTGGCGGTACGGGCTTATCGTCTGTAGGAACCTCTGGATATGCTTTGGTATCGAATGGTTCTGTTTTAACGTATACAGCGTTTCCTACGGGTGTTTCAGGATATTCAGGATATTCTGGTGCAAGTGGTATATCAGGATTTAGTGGAATATCTGGATATTCAGGATATAGCGGATCAGGCATATCAGGTTATTCAGGTTCTGGTATTTCTGGTTATAGTGGATTCTCTGGTATCTCAGGATATAGCGGATATTCAGGAACTAGCGTAACGACAAGCACAGCAAATACTTGGACTGCTACACAAACCTTTAACGGTTCATCATCTACATTTGCTACAACGCTTCTTGATGCCAATGAGACAGTTAATGTGGTGGCCGCTGCACCATCAAGCACAACTAACTTTTACTTACAATCAGGTGGCGTTCAATATTACACATCCAATGCTGCCAACAACTGGACATTGAACATTGCGTTTTCTAGCGGAACATCTCTCAATACGGCATTGTCTACAGGGCAAGCAGTTACGTTTACTTTAGTCACAACTCAAAGCACTACGGCTTATTACAACTCTGCTGTTACTATTGATGGAACATCGGTAACACCTAAATGGATTGGTGGTGCTCCTACTGCGGGTAATGCGTCTGGACTTGATGTTTATAGAGGAAGTATTATCAAGACAGCAAGTGCTACTTATACAGTCATTATGTCATTAACTCAATTCAAGTAATACCATGCCTTTATTAGATACAACGGGTAATAACACGGAAGATGCTTATCAAGGTGGCGGTGCTGCTGCCGTTATTCCTTATTACATTGAGGATATGTTTAGCACTTATCTTTACACAGGCACAGGTGCGGCACGAACAATAGTTAATGGTATTGATTTAGCCACTAAAGGTGGAATGATTTGGATTAAAGACAGAACAACTATTACTAACCATAACATTGAAGATACTGTACAAGGTATTACTAAAAATTTAGCCCCTAACTCAACAGCGGCTGCGGCAACTGTTGCTAGTGGTGATGACATTACAAGTTTTAATACAAATGGATGGACATTTGGAAATAACAACTTAAACATAAACAACAACGGAGATAATTTTGCCTCATGGACATTTAGAAAACAACCTAAGTTTTTTGATGTTTTAACTTATACAGGTGATGGATCAAGTAATCGTCAGATTGCACATAATCTTGGATCAGCACCTGGTTGTGTTATTGTCAAACGCACAGACACATCAGGAAGTTGGGTAACTTATCATCGTGGTTTAACTTCTGCTGATTATGCTGTATTTTTAAATTATACAAACGCACAAACGCTTGAGACTACTTATTGGAATAGCACCTCACCAACAAGCACTAATTTTACTGTTGGCAGTAGTGGTTCTACTAATGCTTCAGGAGGTTCATTTGTAGCCTACCTATTCGCCCACAACGCAGGAGGCTTTGGCTTAACTGGTACAGATAATGTTATTACTTGTGGGTCTGTCGTTGGTTCTTCTCAAGTAGAAGTCAACCTTGGCTACGAACCTCAATGGATTCTGGTTAAAAACGCATCTGCTGCACAAGATTGGTGGCTAGTAGACAATATGAGAGGCTTGCCAGTTCAAAATAATAGCGGTGCATACAACGCTTCTAATCTGCGCCCAAATTTGCCTGATGCAGAAACTACAGGGTTCTCCATAGCGCCATCGGCAACAGGCTTTAAAGCCAACGTGTTGACTGCGGGTCAAACCTACATCTACATAACCATACGCAGAGGCCCGATGAAAGTGCCTACTGATGCGACTAAGGTGTTTGATGCCGAAACACAGACGGGCGGGAGTTTTGTAACAACAAATTTTCCTGTTGATTTGATTATTAACACTCGCCAAAGCGCAGGTACATCAAAAATATTTGGTGATAGGTTACGTGGTGGAACAGTAACTCTTGATTCAACTTCTACAGCGGCTGAGTCTAATTTTTCACCAACTTCTGTGTTTGGTTTTACATATAACACGGGAGTAGAAGATGATTATTGGAGTTCTGCGGCTCCTTCTGTCTACTGGAACTTCAGACGTGCGCCATCATTTTTTGATGAGATTTGTTATACAGGAACGGGTAGTGCAACAACTCAAGCGCATAATTTAGGTGTAGTTCCTGAATTAATTATTGTTAAATGTAGAAGTACTGGGGGAACAAATCGGGGATGGTGGACTTATGTAGCGTCACTTGGTAATACACAAGCACTTTATTTAAATACATCTGACAATGCTCAAACCGCAGGAATTTGGAATAACACAACGCCAACATCAACTGTATTTAGTATTGATGGAACATATTTAGTAAATGGTTCTGGTGCAACTTATGTAGCTTACCTATTTGCAACTTGCCCAGGTGTTTCTAAAGTTGGTTCTTATACAGGTAACGGAACATCTCAAGCCATTGCGTGTGGATTCACAGGAGGAGCAAGATTCGTACTCATCAAGCGAACCGACAGCACAGGTGATTGGTATGTATACGATACAGCAAGGGGCATGACTACATTGACAGACCCTTATTTATTGATGAATAGTACAGCCGCTGAAACTGCAACACTTGGATCAGTCACAACTACAACAGGTGGCTTTACAGTTAATAGTGCAATATTAGCCGCAATCAATACAAGTTCAGCAACTTACATCTTCTTAGCAATAGCATAAGGACAAATCATGGAAATCAGATTAAATGACGGTCAAGTGATGTACGAATCAGAGTTTCGTGCATATACGCTTTCAAACGGTGGCCCAACATGGGCTATAACAACGCCTGAGATTCTTGTTGAACTCAACGCAAGTGTAGTTTTTGAGGGGCCTACTCCAACAGTTACTCGTTATCAAGGGATTGCCCGTGATGGCGTAGAGCAAATAGATGGTCAATGGTTTACCAAATGGAAAATTGTTGATTTTGAAGATGCTGTAAAAACAATAGTCGATGAGCAACAAGCCAAGTCTGTGCGTGAACAACGTGATACAAAGCTTAAAGATACGGATTGGACACAAGTGTCAGATGCACCAGTAGACAAGACTGCATGGGCAACATATAGACAAGCACTCAGGGATTTACCTAAACAAACAGGATTCCCTTGGGAAATAACGTGGCCTACTGAACCAGTATAATTTGTAAATTGTAATAGGAGAACTTGTAAATGTATGGATTAGATGTAAAGACTCAATGGGAAGATATTCTCAAAATTCATTGTATAAAGTTAGCAAAAGAAATCCATCCTGAATGGTATCGATGGGCACTAACTAATAACTATGAAAGAGCAGTATTCCTAAAAGGAGATCCTGTTTTACCAAGA